GCACTCCAGTTGAGTTGACGCCATTGAGGGTTGGCTGCCTGCACTTCTTTACGAGTTTCATCAAACACCCAACAATCATTCCATTCAGCCATGGTCATAAGACGCCCGGAATCATAGGCCAACTGAAACTCTTGCAGCCATGCCCGAGTCACAGGATCCCGAAGATTCATGCCATACAAGCCGCATTCAGTAAATTTCTTTTCTCTACCCAAAAATGCCAGACCAGTATCTACAGGCATTTGACTATTGATAAATTCAGTAGTGATAGGTGTGTGGCATACCATGTCAGCATCCATCCAGAACAACACATCAGCTGCACAGTTAGCAGCACAATGGCTAACAGAATATGCTTTGTGACTGAATCGTATGGCATCCCAGCGAAATCCAATACCAGGTGCTTTGCCTTTGCGATCCACAGGCCCTGTGGCAACTTGTCCACGTGCTCTAGGGTCCGATCCCCAGCGTTGTTTGAATGCCACAATTTCTGGACTTGCTGCGTGTAGGTCTCTCACATGTAGATTGGGTGCTGATTGTGTGATAGCACAATCTTCTGTGTAAACATATAGGTCAACTTCTTGAGGCCAATTTTGTAAAAATGTATCAATCATGCGGCTGGCATATTTTTCATAGCCAGCAGCATGGAATGTTGTTAGTACTGCGTATTTCATGTGGGTTGATAAATTTCGTTTTGTTTGTTGTTCCAGTACTGATGATCGGCAATTTGTTGTTTGATGATAGCAGTATCTATCTCATCAAGTGTTTGCTTTCTGGGAACAGTTAGGTCTATACTGACTCGGTCTGGATGGAACCAAAATGCATTCACTGCTCTTGTGTCAAATGTAAAAAACTCATAGCCATACTGTGACCACAGGTCTTTGTACTTTGACAATGAACAGCCATAATGAAATTTTCTATTGTATGTGACTTTTTTTACTGGGTTTTCAACATAAGGAAAACTAGCCCAGTCGTTGCCAAAATGCTTGTTGATTTCACAACACACTGTGGCAGGGCTGAATCCTGAGTGCAATAGAGTTGATGCCACTTCATAATCAAAGCTGTCAATGTCTAGACTAAAAAAGTCTGGTTGCCAATATTGTTCGGGTATGCATTGTGCAACATCACCTGGGGAAATCATTTGCTGTATTTTGATCAACTGATCTGGCCATCTTTCAGTCACAGATGGATTCCAGTTCCACCCATCTATGCCAACTCCCGAATATCCTTGATGCAGCAGGTCCAGAGTCATATTTTGTGTTCCGTCGCCAAATCCAATCTCCACAAAAGTTTGTTTGGGATCAGCTATTCCTGCCAGCATGTACTCAATGATTCCAGTCTCGTCATTCTGACTAAAACCTTGTCGTTCATAGGGTAAATGCTTCATAGTGGTATCCATATTGTGTTGCTCTTGCTTTTGACTGCTGCTGCTTCGTATGGGCCGCACAAGTCGTTCAACCATTGCTTGTGATATTCTTGTTGTCCGTTGTCTTCTATCAGCAACCAGGGTCTATTGCGTTGTATAGTGGCGCGACTTCCTTCCAACACTGCATTTTCAAAGCCTTCAACATCTATCTTGATCCAGTCAACTGATTCAAAATTGAATCGATCCAGAGTGGTTAGTTCTCCGGTGTGTTTTTCGAACTCAGGGTTAGCAACAAACTCTTCAACTTGTTTGGTATGACCGCACTTAAGAGTTTGTAATTCAAATGTGACTGTTTGATCTTTATCGCCAAGCCCTAGGTTATGCAATTCAACATTGAGATAACTTTCTAGATTTTTTTGCAACACTTCAAAATTTTTGAGCACTGGTTCAAAGCATATTACCCGTTCAAACTGTTCGGCACTGGGTCTGGCAAAGATACCAATGTTGGCACCAATGTCAATCATGGTGCGTTTGCGTGGAATATTTTGGAATATATAGTAACGATACCGTTGTTGATAGTGTATATCTACATGTTCAGACAAGCGTTCACTAAAGAATCCATTAGGGGGTTCGGGACTGTGCCAGAGAGAATTTATTTTATACATGGTGTTTGTTCAATAACTATTTAATATCATATCATGAACATCAGTATATTTAATCGCTTTGGAGCCCTTAATTCTGGGCCTGTGTTTGCAGCATTCCGCGATGGCTGCAAACGTCATTGTATTCGTGTGTCTGAACACAACACAAGTGCTGACGTTGCAGTAATCTGGAGCCACTTGTGGTCTGGACGAATGCTGGCAAATCAAGCTGTGTGGCAGGAGTTTTCTTCTTCAGGTCGTCCTGTGATAATAATGGAAATTGGACAGTTGAACCGCGGGGTAACCTGGAAGATGGGTGTGAATGGTGTAAATGCATCAGGATGGTTTGGCGAAGGGCATGAAAACAACCGTGCAGCCAAGTTGTCTGTGAGATCACAGCCCTGGCACCAGGGCGATCATGTTCTTGTGGCCATGCAGCGAGACGACAGTCAGCAATGGACAGGGTTACCATCCAGTGAGCAATGGCTGGATCAAACTATTGCCAGTCTAAGAGCACACACTGATAGACCAATCGTCATACGCCCGCACCCAAGACAAAAAATTCGACCCAGACCAGGCACCAGAATACAGCAACCTGTCAAGTTGCATGGCACCTACGATGAGTTCAATTTTAGAACCATGTTGCCCGCTGCCTGGGCAGTGGTCAATGAAAATTCAGGGCCCGGTAGTCAAGCCATTATAGATGGCATTCCTGCATTTGTTGGCGCACACAGCATGGCATTGCCAGTGGCCAACACAGATTTTGCAGATATAGAAAAGCCACGCATGCCCGAACGAGCACAGTGGCTTGAAGATCTATGTCACACAGAGTGGACCCTGGGTGAAATAGCATCGGGAGGACCGATTGGAAGATTACTTTCCAGGCTGAAGCCGAACTAGATCAGCATCAACCATGTCACGAATCATGGTTGCAAAATCTGTGCGAGGTTTCCATCCCAGTTCTGTGGCTGCTCGACTACTGTTGCCCAGCAGGCTATAAAGTTCAGCAGGACGTTTGAATCTAGGATCACTTTTTACTAGATGAGTCCAGTCAGTGATTCCCACATGTTCAAACGCCACAGCACACAACTCACCAATACTGTGTTGTTCGCCTGTGGCAATTACATAATCTCTGGCTTGGGGTTGTTGTAGCATGAGCCACATGGCTTCCACAAAGTCTCCGGCAAATCCCCAATCACGTTTACTGTCAAGATTGCCCAGGGTGACTGAATCTGCTAGGCCCAGTTTGATTCTGGCCACTGCATCAGTAACTTTGCGTGTGACAAATTCACGACCTCGCAAGGGACTTTCGTGATTGAACAAGATACCAGAGCAGGTATACAGGCTGTAGCTTTCACGGAAGTTTATGGTCATCCAGTGACTATACAACTTGCTCACGCCATACGGTGATCTTGGACGGAACGGAGTATTTTCACCTTGGGAGCCTGCTTCTGTGGCATTACCAAACATCTCAGAGGTGCTGGCTTGATAAAAGCGTGTGTTAGGGCTGTGGCTGCGGATAGCGTTGAGCAAGTTCAGTACGCCTATGGAGTTTACTTCTGTGGTGAGTTTGTTAAGATCCCACGAAGCACCAACAAAACTCTGTGCAGCCAAGTTATACACTTCGTTGGGTTTGAGAGTTTGCATAAGATGATTCATGTTGTTTTCATCGGTGATGTCACCAGTGACCAACTCAATGTCATTCTCAATGCCCAACCACTTGATGTTGTCTAAATTGGGATTAGAGTATCGTTTTACAAGGCCATAAACATGATAACCTTTTTCAACCAAGAGCTTGGCGAGATATGGACCGTCTTGGCCGGTCATGCCTGTTACAAATGCTGTGCGTTTCATACTATTATGTATCACGCATCAATGGTCACACTTGAATATCTTCCATGCCGGCTGCTCGTAGTCTAACAATGTGGCCCAGCATGAAGTTCTTGCTTTCTAGTGCTTTCATGATACCCAGCCAGCGATTACGCAGCAGGGCTACTTCATTGATAATGGTTTCAAAGTCAATCACTTCATCTTCGCCGTCCACATACTTTTCAGCATCTCTGCTGCTGAGAGCACGATTGTAACCTTCCAGATACTTTTGAAAGTGCTTGCGACGAATCTTGCGCAACTGAATGTTCAGCAGATTCAACACAGCTTCCACTTCTTGAAGCTGGTAGAATCTCTGCTCAGTTATGCCCGGAAGTAACTTGATGTTGTTCTCAACAACGCCGCCAATTCGACAATCTCGTTTGGCATCCGTGAGCTCACGATCATAGTGTGCCATGAAGTCTGGGATCTTGCCCAGATCCGCGGCCACTTGACTATACCACATGTTCCAGTTCCTTTACGAGCCAAGGAAAAATCTTGACCCAACTTGTGCCACGTCTACGATCAGTTTCATCAAGGAATGTTTTTAATTTCAAAAGCTCGGTACTATTTGGTTGTGATTGAGAATAGTTATGCACAATGCCTTCCATGCACTGCATGGCCAATTGATCTTGATCAGTGTCAGTTGGCATAGAATTTAGAATACAATCAAAATCTTGCTTGAACACAGCATTTCCTAAAATATTTGGTACAAGATAACCGGGACCTGGTGCAACCACACTAAAGAAATGTCCTATCTCACGATGTGATTTCCAGACTTTTATTTTTTCAATCAGTGCAGGCATAGTCTTGATTGTGAGAACACTAATAGTTTGATTTATGTGCAGGGTCAACCAAGGCTCTTGTAGCAATCTTTCAAAATTTGCAATCCATTGTTCCACTTTCATTCCGTATCTTGTATACTCTTGTTCAGGGCCAAGACAATCAATACTACAGGTTAAATCGACTCGTTTGAGCTTGCCACTTGTGACCAAATTTTTAAATCGTTGCACAAACTTTTCTAGTTTTTTTGAATCTAGCATTAGATTAGTTATGGTACAAAATTCTAGATTAGGATGCTCAGTAGATTCAAAATATTCCAGACAAGTTTCAAGTTCAGGCTGGTAAAAACCTTCTCCTCCTGCTACAGTAAATCTTACTAGTCCTGTTGAATGTTTTTGCATCCATTCCCAGAATTTTGTTAACATAGCCGAATAGTCTGAGTCAATAGGAAAGTATTCTAGAACAACTCCGTTCTTTTCAAATTTACCATGTTTTTTATACTCCTGATTCATTCTTGAGCTTAGATCAGGAGAACAATACAAGCAAGAAAGATTGCATTGGTTATTGAAAAATACTTCAAGCACAGTTGGCTGAACTACTACTGCTGTGGGGTCTAAATCCAACTCCGGTGGTGATTGATTTGGGATCGCAAGATGTCGCATACGATCGCTAGAACCACCACTTTGCTCTATGTCACGGCAATAGTAACAACTGGAATCTTCGGGCCAAAGCCCGTCCAACATCCGCTTGCGTTCTGATTGCTTTTTTTCAGTATTGTGAAAAGTATCAAATGTCTCCGGAGTCAACTGCCCGTGTCCAGCACGATGGCAACTAGCAGTTACTCCTTTGTAAAGATACAGAGTACTCCAGTTCCATTTTAACTGGCAGGCTGTTGCAGTCTTGATAGGAAAATATTTGTCGCCCATTAGTTTTCCCAGTTGTCATCTTCTGTGGTATCACTATCTTCATCCGGATCTTCGTCTTCGGGATCCACATAATCTCGGTCGTTGTCAAGATACGCAGTGAGCGCACGTTTGATATCCACATCGTTCTTGAAGGCAGCACGAATATCATCCACATCAGAATCGTTGTCAATCAAGATCGCAACCACAGCTTCTGCTGCTTCGTCACGATCCACAGTGTTCACGTAACGCTTGAGCTCACTCCAGATTTCACTTGCTACTGTTTCGCTCATGCTTCGTCTCCTGCTTCTTCTACAACGACCTCATCTTTGATCTTGGCAAAATCCGCCATGACCTTGTCAAGACAGCCATCTTCGTTGGCTTCCCAGGCCTTGCGGAAATACTTGATAATTTCGCCTGTGTCCTGTATAGTGAATGCCAGTCTATTGCCATCCTTTTTAAGGATACCTTTTTTCTCAGCTAGATCAGTCAAGCCCGAGTACGGACTCATGCCCGTGGTGTACGGAATCTTGACCTGCACACCTTCAAACGGTTTTGAATAGCGTGTTTTCATGATCTTGCATGACGCACGGATACCGTTGACTTCTGACACCTTGTTGCCATCTTCATCTTCTTTGAGCTTGAGTTTCTTCATGGCAACCACAATTGAACTGGCGTAGATAAATCCTTGTCCACCCGAGATCTTGTCATCTGGATCAAACATGTCTTGACTTGCGTATGTGTGATTGGTACAGACCAAGCCCACATTGTAATTGCCAAACATGTTGACACAGTTACGAACCAAGGCTGTGAGTGCTTTGGGTTTACGACCCAGGTCACCTTTCATTTCGCCTGCTTCAAACTGATTAACGTCTGTGGGTGTCAACAACATGCCCAGGCTGTCAATCACAAACATGACCTTGGGACGTTCGCCTTCGGCCAAGGCCTTGTAGTCCTGCATGAATGTAGAGATTGTTTTGGCCACATCATCAATCATGCTCATGCTGAGTTTCAGCAGTTTGTCTTGGCTGGTGTCCACACCCAGTGCCTTGAGCCATGCTTCGTCCAGTGCGTTTTCGCTGTCAACCAACACCACATAGATGCCTTGCTCTTGTGCGTTCTTGATAATGTTGCCCGAGCAGATGTAACTTTTGCCTGCGCCAGATTCACCAGCAAACACTGTGACCTTGCCTAATGGAATACCTCGATCAAAGAATCCAGAGATCAGATAGTTCAGTGCAAAGTTACCTGTGCTTACCCAGTCGGTAGGGTCATTGAAGCCAATGCTGAGTCCTTCAATGCTTTTTGTAATTTCCTTGCGGAACTTGCTTACGTCAAATGCTTTTGCCATTCGTTTTTTCCTTTATACATATAGAAACACACAGGGATCGCCCTGTGTGTGACGTCAGATTACTTTTGTTGACGTGAACGAATCATGGCCAGGATGTCTTCGGCTTTTTGTGCTGGTTTTGGGGCAGCAACAGGCTCAACAGCAAAAGATTTTTCTGCTGCGGCAACATCTTCGTCAAAGTCTGCAACAGGTGCAGGTGCTGAACGTGCCACAGGAGCAGGAGCGTCTTCAGAGGCTGCGCCACCAGCAGGTGCGTTGACACCAGCAGGACGGAAGTATTGACCCCAACGCTCTGTATCGTAAGGCTGTCCATCTACACTTGCTTCAAACATTTCCTTGATTACCTTGAGCTCAACTGCTCCGGGCTTCTTGGGCAAGAATGTGCTGAGATCATACAGGCCATGTGTGGACACAGCAGCTTGTTCAGCTTCAGTCAGGGCGGATTCTTTACGAGCCCATTTTGATGTGTTGTAGTCTGCATATCCACCTTTGCTTGTCTTAGCAATGCGGAAATCCAAGCCACGCAACATGTCAGTTGGCAATTCTTCCAACTCAGGATCCATCAAGGCACCTTTGATCAAGGTAAACAACTGAGGTCCAATGATGAACTTGCGAATAGGATTGTCCGGTGTTTTGTCGTCGCCGATGGGATTCTCACGTACAAAGCCCTGGAAAATGTAACTGCGCTTTTTCCAGTACTTGCGACCCATGTCTTCAAGACTCTTGTCCTTGAACCATGTGCGTACTTCTGCCAAGATTGGGCAAGCATCGCCCCACATCTCAACACATGGCACTTGCACCATGACTTGTTTGGAATCCATCTCACCTTTGACGCCATTGAATGGCAGTCGAATCATTGCTCGCTCTGCCCAAAAGAATGTGTTTTTTGTGTTACCGTCTGGCAGGAAACGAAGTACAGCTTCTTTGCCTTCTTCCATGTTCCAGTGTGGGTAAATTGATTTGTCGCCGCCTCCGGTGGATTGCCCACCTTTGTTGCTGTCTGCGGCCTGTAGCCGTGCGCGGATTTCTGCTAGTGATGCCATATTGTGTTGCCTTTCTTGTGCGTTAATATGATTTTAAAAATTTAAGATCTACTTAAATGTTGCCTACAAGTTATTATAACACAGCTTGTCTGTGTTTCCTACCACCAAAGGTAGCGAACTTTGCCTATCTAGTTGCTTACGGAAGGGCATGCCACTACACGCCCTTCTTTGTTTTATTTATGTTATCTGAGCTGTGCTAGAGATTTTATTCTTGCCAGATCAGATTCATACATGCCTGTGTAGTCCTCTTCATTAACCGGTGCTGCTGGTGCTGGAGGAACCAGGCTACGGAACTGAGCAGTGCCCTGTGCAGTGAGTGGGTAGCCGCGTAGACCATCGCGTTCTTGTCCTGCTTTGTTATACCATTTACCGTTGGGTCCTTTTGTCAATGGTTCTTTTGTTTGATAATCCTTGGGAACAAATGGTTCAGATGACACTGCCGGTTCAGGTGCAGAAACAGTTTGGGCGCCGCCCGCTGCTCTTCTGGCCAACTCTGCCTTGGCCTGATCTTGACTAATCATCCAACGGCCTGGAGCGCCAGATGCTGCCTTTTGCAAGTAAGCATCGCCAAAACTTTCGCCTGCTTCAGATAATTTGTTGCTAGAGATTACTTCCTCTGCAACCGGAGCAGCGGCAGCAGGAGCAGCGGGCGCGGCAGGAGCAGCAGGAGCAACAGCAAGAGCTGTCGGTTCAGGTGCAGGAGCAGCGGCTGCTTCTAGATTTTGAGCCAGTTCAGCAATCTCAGCAAATCCATCTCGATTGCGATCGATCCAGGCCATGACCAAGGGAACAGCATCTGCGTCAGGATCTTCTTCGGCCAGTTCTTCCAGTTGATCAAACAAGTTGTCGTCGCCAATATAGTCACCTAACACATCTTTTGCATCGGCTGCATCTGGACCAACTGGATGCGGTTCACTCAGCCACATCTTGAGCTGATCCATTTTTTCCGGAGTGTCCGGCAAGGCCCAGGTTCCTTCTACCAGGTTGTTGGCCCAGGATTCAAATATGTCTGCTTCTTTCATGATTTGTGCTTCCCGTTGTATCTTTGCCAGCATGGGCAAGGCTGATTCTATCCTAGGATCGATGCGTGTTTCTGTAAACAGGCCTTTGAGATCTTCCACAACCATGTCGGTTTCAGAAATTTCAGCTGGCTTCCAGGATTCAAAATACTGTGCGTACCCGCGGTGGTGTGCAATGTTTTTGAGATTGCGATTGAGATTGTGATAGTATTCGTTGGTTTCTGTGATCAAGTCAGCGGCAGCACCTTCAAACACACGACCTTGATGTGCTCTGCGAAACTGACCCAGTGTGGTGATTTGACTCACTGTTTCACTAATGTGCTGTCCACGAAAATCATAAGGGTTGCCGCCTTGACGCACATGTTCCAGCATGGCTCGTCCACCAGACAACTTGCGGAATGGCAGTCTAAAGCGTTCGCCCAGGGCTGTTTCAATAAACAAACTTTCCACATAGCGGAAACGAGCATCGTTCTCGTCCAGCACCTTTGAATGTTTGATCATGAGTCTAGCTTCGGTTGCCAGACCCGAATAGCTAATTTTGCGTGTGCCGTAAAAGCTCTCTGTCAGGGCTGCTTGTCCTGCAATAGCATACTTGAGTCGGCTAATGTTTTCTAAACTAAATCCACCACGCACCTTGCTGGTGCGGATGGCAAAATTTTTCAATTGTTCTAGGAAGCCTGAGTTATCAGTGTCTGGATCACCATACCAGGCCAGTTTGTCTTCTGGATCCATGGTACGACCAAGATTATCTCCAAAATACACTGTCATACCGCCTGATTGATCCAGCAGGATCACCATGGTTCCGTAGTTCTTGCCAGTGGGCCCAATCCAGTCAAAACTAAACATGTCTGCTTCGTTTGTGTCGGGTACGCCGCGACTGTTCACTGCTGGTTTACCAGTTTTGGTGCTGAGTGCATTGACGTCAAAATCACGTGTGATTAACAGATCGTTGAGTTCGCTTGAGATTGAATTTTGTGCCATACGGTATTTACCTCAACGCACCATAGAAATAAACGGGAATGGCTCTATGATCTCTTCGCCGTGATCTCGCATGTGCGAGTCCAGTTCAGTATAAAAGCTCTGCAACACTGTGAGCATGCGCACAGCCAGGATTGTGGCCATGATCAAATCGTCTGTTTCGCCGGGCTTGGCGGCATAACTTGTGCCATGTGCCACAAAGTTTTTGAATTCTGAAATTAAACTTTTGCTGTTCACTTTCATTCTGCCAGATTCCACAAGATTTTTAAGTTTGGCACAGGCGCTCAGTTTGGACTTGTTTGTGGTGTTGAATCCCTTGCGTGTTCTACGCCCGTTCACAGCAGGACCCGATACATCACTCAGGAAGTAGCCCGGTATGTTTTCTTCGCCCCATTCTGCAATTGAAATCAATGCAGCTTCACCAATAGTATTGTTTTCCACTGAGTAATAGATGCTTTTTTCATCGCCCACCGTTTCATTTATGTGTTTGATCACATCTACCAGGATGCGAATCTGTTCAGGAATTGGAGTTCGGTTGTGTCGCCATTCGCCCACTTGTCGTGTGGTGTTAGCTTCAAAGATTTGAATAGCAGCAGGATCGCCGCCTGTGCCTAGACTAGGATCCAGGGCCACAACATACACTTGATCCTTGCGTATGGGCTCATACCAGCGTACTTGGCCAGTTTTGTACATGGGTTCAAGTCCGTCAAGATCCAGCAGTTTGGCAGGAGCAATCAGAGTCTCGTCATTGATAATAAATTCGCAGCCAATCTCACGGCGGAATCGATCATCGCCTAATTGTGCTCGCATGTTTTCACCCCAGGACTCGTCACGATCAGGATGTTCTTGCCAGTAACTGCGATAGGCCTTGAATCCGTTTATGCCCAAGGGCGTGGGATTACCATATTCATCTTCGGTCTTGTTGGCACCTTTCCAGATGAACGCAAATTGATCTTCATCTGAGTTGGGTGTGCTGGTGATGATTGCTTTACCACCAGTGGCCAAGGTAGGTGAGATACTAGTCCAGAACTCTCGGGCAATAGTGGGTCGCACATACGCAAACTCATCGGCGTAGAGCAAGGTAATACTCATACCACGTCCGGTTGTTTCTGTTGTGGTGGCACTCACAATACGACTACCGTTTTCAAAGTCTATTGATCCTTTGTTGTAGCTTGTGACTCCGGCTCGGATATGATCTGGACACAGTTCATAAGCAAAGCGTATGCGTTGCATGATCTCCTGAGCACCTGTGTATTTGTGTGCTGCTACCAGGATAGTGGAGTCCGGCACAAACATGCTGTACCACAACAGGTAGCCGGCTGCACTGGTTGATTTGCCTGTTTGTCGAGGCATCATGGAGATGGAGTAGCGATTGGTATGATAGGTATCAATCAGTTTGACCTGATACGAATACGGATGATACAACATTTTGCCCTGTGTGGGATGTTGTATATGAAAAAAGTTATCCATAAAGTAGTGCGGTCCTGTGACAGGATCAGCACACTTCAAAAACTCATCCAGTTGTTGATCTGTGAATGTTTGTGTTCGATGAGGAGACTTGACCAGTACGGTCTCAAGTGGTTTTGACATGATCAAGTAGTTATCTTGAATCTAACCACAATTGATTATATTAATTGCACCAGCTTTGCTTGGCTTCGCCGTAGTATTCACGTGCAAATCCATTTTGTATCAGCATGACTCGCAAACTTTGTCCGTTTAGAATCACATCGCCCAGCACACGTCCACCATATTTGTCCCAGTCCATGAGCACAACCTGACGCTTGGTGCTGGCAGCAACAGCTTGTTTTGTAAATGCCGAAGCTGCTTCTCCACGCTGTGCTTCACCGGGGCAGGCCGCACGAAATCCTTTTTCAGGAGTGTCCACACCGTACACTCTGATACTGAGTTCTTTTTTGAGTGGTGCAGGCAAAAAATCTGCTTGAAAAGCCACTGTGTCGCCGTCTATGACTCTGGTGATCACAGCGTCATAGGTCACACCTGGCTTTTGTCGGGGTTGTGCAATGGCCAGCACAGGTACGATCAGCAAGAGTAGGAAGAGTTTTTTCATGTTATGCTATTTGGTAAGTACCCGAGATATCAAAGTGTGCTCCTGATTGCCAGGCACCAGTGGCCGGGGTGTTGAATTTCCAAACTAGATCAGTTGTGCTACCAGAATAATACAGTTTCATCACTGTGGTGCTGTCAACGACATCTGTGATTCCGGCAATATGGTATAGGGCAGGAGAACCGGCACCGGCTGTTTGATGCAGGCTGCCGCCGGCCAGTCTAAATGTGTTTATTGCGGG